GTCTTTGATGTCGCGGGATGCCACCCTAACATTGAACAATCTCGAGGCCAGCCGTGGGTTGGCTACGACTATGCAATCAAGGACGGCGACATTGTTGCAGGTGGACTGGAGAGACCCAGTGAACCAGGTGGAGCTCGACTTCCATCTTCTCATGACAAATGGATTGAGATTACATCGGCAGAGACTGCTGACGAGTTTTGGAAATTACTTGGAGAGCTGGATCCTTGTGCGATGGTACGATCTTTCACTCAGTGCAGAGCTTATGCGGAGCATCGTTACAGAGTGTCACGTGACCCCTACTGCACTCCGTCAGGGATTACTATCGACACAAGCGGAATGGATGAATTGTCTTCATGGGTCACAGAAAATTTGCGAGGATACACTCCTGGAGGTATGTCTTGACCGTCGGTCCGGCTGCAGTCGCCAAGGCTCCATGGCTACCACCTCGTTCCTCGGCACGCCGCAGCGCCTCCCCTCGAGGCCGCCAGTTCCAGATTCTGAACTTTGCTGATTTAGACAGTGCGCGGCCAATCCTTAGTACTGTACGGCCCGACACGGACCGGAAAAACCATTTGGGCACGATCGCTAGGCAACCATGACTATTTTGGAGGATTGTTTTCCATGGAGGAAGGCATAGACACTGTGGAGTATGCCATATTTGACGATTTTGGAGGGCTGAAATTCTTGCCATCATACAAGTTTTGGCTGGGACACCAGAATCAATTCTACGTCACAGACAAGTACAAAGGCAAAAAGTTGGTTCACTGGGGAAGGCCGTCAATTTGGATTAACAACGAAGATCCCCGACAAGAGTTTGGATTACGAGCGGACGAGGTGGAGTGGCTGAACGCAAATTGTATTTTCATCAGAATAGATGAGCCTATCGCTCATGCCAGTAGTACGTCCCCTCATTGTTGATAGTAAGGCCAGAGGCCGCATCAACTAGACCAGATTGATACATATCAATGACAAAGAAATCCCCCATCCCGGCCTTAGCAAGTGTGGAATTGCCACTAGTTTGTTCGGTGATACCAGCCTCGTCATCATTGTAGACTAGCGTCTTATTAAGTGGACTCCACTGGCGAATGATACGGCTAGTGCCAGTATCGTTGCCGGGATTATATGTAGAAGTGACATCCGAGTGGATAGTCAAGCGTGAGTTGTCAACCTTGGCGTTAAACACAGACGACCAATCCTGGCCTTGAAAGCCCCGGAAAAGTGTGTTGTAAACGATGGCTTGAAATGTGGTGGAGAGGCCCACCGTCATGCGGACATAGCCCACTGACGTGTAAAGTCGGAAGAAGTCGCCAGTAAAAAGATTGTCGGCATTTGTGAGAAGACCGGGAAATCCCTTGGCAGAAAACGTAATACGTCGGCAGCGCCAAGGCGCACCACCAGTAATCCGAAGTGTAGTAACCTCACGGTAACCGCGAGCATAAGTGCTCTGTTCCGTACGGGCTTGAGGTTCATCTTTGGTAGTACCATCAGAATCAAGATTTCGATACGAAGGTTGAAATAAAAAACAACCAATAACACCACTGGCGTTGATGTTAAAGTCATTTGGGGCACCAGCCCCAGCAGGATTTGCGGGATCGGTCGGAACCCATTGCAGCATATTGTCCTGTTTCTTGCGAGACGCAATGTCAAGGACACGTCGTCGAGTCATGGTACGTGCGCGGCGAGTGACGCGGCGAGTACGTCTAGACCGAGTAGTACGACGCCTCATCGTACGACGACGAGGGGCCGAGCGGCGACTAGTGGTACGGCGGGCCATTCGATTGGATCGAGTAAAGTGGGGGAAAAAAGATCGGGGGGAGCGGTGAAGGACGGCCATTTTTGCGGGACATGGAAAAGGGGAGGAGGGGTATATATAGGTGAGCAGAGCCCGGGTCCGGGTCTGCTGTTGGACTATAGTATTAAAGTCCAACAGCTTCAGACCCAGCTTATGTCATCATCTTTCAGATTCCAGGCTCGGTATGCACTCATCACCTATGCACAATGCGGAGAACTCGACGCGTTTGCAGTGTCTGATCATTTCTCGGAGCTTGGGGCAGAGTGTATCATTGGTCGAGAGTTGCACGCTGATAACGGAACTCATCTCCACGCTTTCGTCGACTTCGGACAGAAATACCGTTCGAGGAACACACGCGTCTTTGATGTCGCGGGATGCCACCCTAACATTGAACAATCTCGAGGCCAGCCGTGGGTTGGCTACGACTATGCAATCAAGGACGGCGACATTGTTGCAGGTGGACTGGAGAGACCCAGTGAA